TTCAACTCCTGATTTTATCCCCCGTAACACCCCTACGGTCAGCCTTCGGTCCATACAGGGAAAAGGTTGCATCCCGCTACAGAAACGGCTGGGTTGCCTTCGGGGAACGGCTGGAGGTTTTCAGGGAAACGGTCGAGTTGCCTGTGTGGGTTTCGGGAAAAGGCTCGATGCCGGTTCAGGAACGGCGGCGTACCGGTATAGCGTGAGGGAGAGTTGCGGCTACCCACCTGTAATGTGCGGGAAGAAGAGAGGCGCTCACGTGCAGGCGAACTTACTTACCGCTGGATTCCCTCTGAATGCCCAGCTACAGCGTAATTGTGCCAGACAGCCAACGGGTCACAATCGATTTCAGTAGGTTTTCGGGGAGATGATTATTCTGCCCACCAGCCACCTTCGGCCACTAAATCAGAATAATGTAAAAAGTGTTCTCGGTACTGAACCTGAAAACTCACTGCCAAAACCACATTCACCGGAATAAAATCCTTTTTCGCCTGTGCGTTATTGCGATAATAACACCATCAAGAAAACATGTTGTTTAAGGATTGCTTTATGTTTGCACATATCGACATCAACCAAATCAAGAAATTGACTCAAAAAGAGTTTGACCAGTTCTATGAGCTGGAAGGTTGGTCTTCCACTCTGATCAATTCGCGGTGGGTGCTTGAGCTGATGACTCGTGATGATGCACCTGCTTTGATGATTTGCGACATGGGTGAAGATGCTGACTTTATGGATATGAGCGAATTTTGTGTGGACACATACAACCGCAGCCAGAAGTACTACTTCACATGCGATAGCGAAAATGACGTGATTTCTAAGGTCTATCTTCACCTCGTCCAGCATTGGGACGTTCAGGAGTTTCTTGAGGTATTCGCGTAATCCCAACCAAAGCCAGCATTGCTGGCTTAATTTCTCTATAGCCGCAGGGAAGAACCTGCATATCGATCATGCACCTGATCATTATGCTTTGTAGCCGTTTTCTTACTGGTATTATTTACGCCATTGAGAAAACAAGTTGTTTACGGAGTTGTGATGAAAAAATCATTGGTTCTTGGTCTGGACAAAGACCAGAAGAGAAAAGAGAAGCCTGCGCTGGTTGCTCAATTAACTTTGCTGGACATCGTTGCCAATGGAACCTCTATTCGTCTGTTCCGTGAAACAGCGGTGTCTTTCGATAAAAACACCTTTACTCGTTATGTAATGAATGTTCGTCGCCAGCGTGGAAAAGGCTGGGTGGCATTTCAAAGAATGTGGCCGGAACATCAGCTCGAACTGGCCTTGATGGAAGTTAACCGCGTGGCCCAGCAAGAGATTCAGAGAGCATCAGTGATGGCAATAGCCTGATAATGTGCAAGTGGTAATTAGTCGACAGTACGACAGCCCCGCCATCCTTACGGGGCTTTTTTGTATTGTAAGTACATACTTACGATCATAGAATATAAAAATAACCAATACACTACGGAGAGTGAAATGACCATTAAACGCGAAAAACTGACAGTTGATGTTTACTATGCCTCTGAAACCGCCGAAGGTAAGAATGTGGCAAAAATCACCGTTGTTACGTACAACACCGAAACTGGCGCCGAAGTACAGGCCAGTACGATCGTGCGTAAAGGTGATGACTCCGACGGCGAGTACGCGACTCAATACCAGTCCATTCTCGATGCAACTGACCCGCTGCTGCTGAAAATCGAGAGCTACTTCCGCCAGGTTGATGAAGAGGTGTTTGAAACCATGATGAATATGGTTAACACCGTATTCGCCTCCAACCTGAATACCAACACTACCTGGATTGGTCAGTACGGCCTGCGCATTACCTCTGGCATTCCTGCCGACACCTTAATCCCTGAAAGCGTATTCGCTTAATCCTCTTTAAATGGCGCGTAAACCGCGCCATTTTATTAAGCCCGATAACAATTTGTTTTCTGCCTTATCTGATTTGTGAAAATGATTTCACTGAAGCAACTTAATAAGGAAACCATCATGGGACTTGATATCTATATCGAGACACAGCCTAAAAACGATCTGAATAACGAGGCATCCAGAAAGCAGGTTGCTTACTTCCGTAAGTTCAATGCGCTCGTTGGGTGGATGGAGCGCAACGTAGGTGAAGTCGAAAATTGTGAGCTTTTAGAATTAACGATGAATGACATTTGTTTTCTGAAGGCTCATTTGATGCACATAAACGAAAGTAATTGCGAAGAGTACTTGCCTACCCGGGAAGGTTTTTTCTTCGGCAGTCAGGAGTACGATGAAGGTTACTGGCATGATGTGGGGGAGTTGAAAGAGCTTGTGGAAGATCTGATTAAGAACCACGACTTTCACAATAACAGACTGACCTTCTGCGCCTGGTGGTAAATATGGGCGATTTCAAGAAACGCCTGAAGGAAAGAGCCGAGATGGTCAGAAAGCAAAACGCCTCTTCTGTCATCAGATACGCAAGGCAGTTTAGTCGCAACAACAAATCAGTTGAGGAAAAGATCCTTAGCGTAATCGGGCGATAATTATTAAGGCCACCAGCATTGGTGGTCTTAAATGACTTTTAATAACCGAAGGTTAGTTTGAAACCTGGCTATCAACTTCCAGAACCTTTCTTGTGTATTCAGCCTGTATTAACTTCTTTTATGCCTTATCTACACTGCGATAATTACACCAACAAGAAAACAACATGTTTACGCAGTGAGGATATGCTCATGACTGATTTCACCATTACCCCTAAAGCACAAAATGTATTTCTTGAATCATGGCTGGACTTGCCGGAAACAGAACAGCAAGAAATGGATCATGTGGATTATGACGAGCAGGTAAGCACGCGATTCTTCCACTTTGAGGGATGCGTTTACGACATTGCCGACTTCATGCGAGATGACCGCTTCCCTGAATGGCACGCAAGCTATCCACTAAACGCCTTTGCCATGCTGATGATCCGTGTGGATGATTCAGGGGATACCATCGACATCGGTCTGCTCCACTAAAGATTAAGGCCACCAATGCTGGTGGCCTTAAATGACCATCCTGTTTCCCGCAGGCTAAAAACACCAACCTCTTACCTCCAGGCAACCGACAAACCCACCTGTTCCCGTCCGGCTACCGCAACTTTCCACTTTGACGCCTTATTCGTACAACGATAATTAACACCAACAAGAAAACAATTTGTTATTTACGATAAGGAATTAATCATGAATTTTATCGCTACTGTAAACGCACCCGCACATGGCAATATCGCTGTAACGTTCTCTGACATTGAAAAACGAGTACTTGGTGCATGGCGCGACAATGAGACGGTAGAACTGTCAGCACAAGAAAAATGCATTATTGCACGCGACATCATTGGCAATCGTCGTTACTCGCGGGTATTTGAGAAAGCATATGTGGTAAATTCTGGATTCGGAACGTTCGTCTTTCCGGTGCGCTCCGGGCGATTCTGCCAGTCCAAGCTGATTGAGTTCGCTACGCAGATTTCTGTCTGGATTAAAACTCAATCGTCGTTCAAATTTTCCGACGATGAAGCAGTATCGCAGGGGATGCGGATCGCCAACAATGCGATTAAATGCAAAAACATTACGTATACCGCTGGCGTTGATACATGGAAACTGTTTTGCGCTAACTTTATGCTGAATGTATACGCAAGCAACCGCATCCACATCCTTGATGGCGTGTAACTGAGAAGAGGGCCAGAAACGGCCCTTTCTCTATAGCCACCAGCTGCCGCAGGGAAATTTTCAGAAACGGCGAGGAACGTATTCATGAGCCGACGGGAAACGGCCAGGATTTTTTCGGGAAACGGCTGCATTCGCCTTTATGTAGAAAAAAACATCGGGAAGCTGGTGGAATCCAACCAGCGGTTGTCGGACAGGCGAGCGGGGAAAATTATGATGACTTTCGTCGCCTGAGACATCCAGATTTCTTTCGTAGCATAATCACATACGTGATTAAGTGGTGTGATTATGTGAAAAATCACGCGCACATAATACGCGAGCGGATACGGAACAAAACAAAATGCCGATCCGCGCCGACAAATAAACGCGGATCACATAGCAAGACTAAAAGCCAATGATTAACCATACGCTATAGCGCAATATAACGCGTTTTAAGCGCGTTAATGTGTTAAGTAATGGGTATGTACTGGTAAGGATATAAAAGCGCGTTTATGGCGTTATTTTGGCGCTTATTTTTATGTTGTTGGAGTGAGTTAAAGACAATAAAAAACGCGCCATCAATGGCGCGTTATTGTGGAAGTATTGGAAACGAAAAAAGCGCCCATAGTGGGCGCTCGATTTTATTTGTGTAAACTGATTTTAAATCCCATTTCTACAAACGCTTTTAACATTAAAAATATATCAGCGTCGTTCACGTCTGCTTTTTTTCGCTCCTGGTCGCTCAATAAATCAATTTTACGCGTTGTTTCATCGATAAACTCGACTGCGCGCCCAGCGTAACCAGCGATCCCAGCGATGCGATTAACATAATATTCGTTATGGACGTTAACGCCAGCGATAAGAACAAACATGATTAAGCTCCTTAAAAAAATTAAATAGAATTTTGAAGTTTTCCGATTAATGCGCTTAAACGTAAGTATTCACGTTTGCGCTTGCAATCTCGCTTGCTGTTAAGCAAATCAGAAAACGTAAAATTTAATTGGTCGCGTTGCGCGATTAAATCATCGATTAATTCTAGTTTATAAGCGCGATACTTTGCGCGATATTCCGCGCGGATCTTGTCATAGCTGACCATTTTCAAAGCTCCTTTAAAGCGCCCATAGTGGGCGCTTGATTCCATTAATTACGCTTTGAAAGCATCAGCTAAATAATTGTAGAAATCATTTTTAATGAAGCGATATTGCTGAGTACCAGCTTTCGCGCTCCCAGCTCCTTTGACTTTTTCAACAAGTCCAAGACGTTCGCAAAGATTGATCAACTGGTTGGCTTGAGTATAACCAGCGTCCAATTTAATTTCACACGCTTTTTTAGCTTCATTCATTAAATCGAAAACAGCGCCATTAGTGAACGTGTCGATCTCGTCGTTAATCATATCGATTAAAGCGAATACACGAGATCCAGACATATCAGCGATGGAATAAACGCATTTACCAGATTTAATTGATTTAACCAGATAAACCAGTTTTTCCAGAGAATAACTATTAGTCATTGCATCACGGAAAAATACTTCTGGCGCTTGTTTGCTTGCTTTAATCGCATAGTAGAAAACAGAGCATAATTTTTCGTCTTCTACTGCGTTTACGACGTTGTTGATGAAGTAAGCAAGTTTAGTGGTCGCAGCTTGCATATTTGCTTTGTCTGCTTTAGTGTGCGTACCATTTTTATAATGTTCGTTATATGTTTGAGTTGCCAGATCTGCTTTTTCGCGCAGTTCATCGGATACAATGGAAGCAGCTTCAATGATGGATTTTTTAGAAATGATAATGTTAGCCATGATAATTTTTCCTTATGTAAATTTAAAATTTATTGTCGTTAGCGTCTTCGCTTTCGACGAGTTCAATTATCGATATGCGAAAAAAGATTGCAAGTGTTTTTTTTAAATTTTTTGCAGGGATGAAAGTCCTAGAAATAAAAGCGAGATCGTCGAAGGTGTTCCCTAAATAAATAATTGATTGCGGCTTTAGACCTTATATATATTTAGGTTATTTGATTTGTAGATATAAAGAAGTGATGTGAAAAATAATAACCGGACTTAGCCGGTTATTAACCTTATAGATTTATTGAACAGACTCTACAGCCTTACGATTGGTGTCAAATAGCGCATCAACGAACTGTGCCGATGACTCGCTAGATTCGCAATCCAACATTGCCCGTTCTTCATTTGCCACTTTCTTACACAGTTCCACATTCTCGCCTATCGCTTTTCCTGCTTTTACGGCTGCCGAAAATTGATACATGCAAACTGATACATTCTGAGACGTTGAGCACACGTCATTCATCAGCGACTGAATGACAGGCTTATAGTCCATTGCATTTGCCGCAACTGAGCAAAGTAAAAATAATGGTGGTAACAATATCGATTTCATAACTCAAAAAGGCAAAATTCGTTCAACCCAATCGAACAAAACAACTATTTTTCTACCGTTCTCGACACGTAGTGTAACCTGACAAGCATCTGCGCCTGCTGACACCCCCTCAATTTCACGGCCATCCGCCATGTACACCCTTATAGATTTGTTTGCTTTGTAGGCTTGGTTGCAAATTGCAAAAAAATCGCGGCGTGATGGCCGATTATCGACATAATCAGGGTGAACTGTTAGTCGACCTTTGAAATCGTGAGCGATACTGTCAACCACACCTGATTCAATTGTACTAATGCGTTCAAGTGGGAGCCTTATACGATTTTCTTTGTCAAAAGGGGCTGGGCAAAGGTCAACTTTGTTACGAGATGGCATGAGGCCATAAACGTACATGCAAAACGCCTGGCCATCTTCGAGAGTGACCCTTACAGGAATTTGTTCTCTGCGCCAGAACATCAGTAGTTTTTCAACGTTAGTGTAATCTCGCGGCCAGAGTTCAGCTTGGATACCGTAGGTAATATCTTTGGTTGTCATGTCATCACAGAGTTGTTGGCAGAATGTCGATGTCACCAGAATTGCTGGTAAACACCCTGAACGCTTTTGTGTCTCCATTCTTCAGAGTCGTTTCTCGCTCTTGACGAGCGGGGTTTAGAGCACATAAACCTGCACCTTCAAGAGATGCACCCACAATTAATTCTCCGGCATTTAAATGGAAAGTCGCTTTTTCGCCTGTAGCCAGTTTTGCGACAGTTTCGCCGTTGATGAAAATGGAAGCATCACATCCAGCTCCTACAAAACCTGTGTCTCTCATTACCACCAACGTAGCTGGCGCTGCGCTTTGATACTTTAACACTTTGGCCTGCGGTGCTGGTTTGGCGTCATGGATTGATATTGGGTGTGATTGGCACGCGGCAAGCATCAACACTGGTAACGTTAGTAGAGGGAGAAGCGAGTATTTCATGATAGTTTTAGAACAGAAAGTGAACAGTATGGGAGACTTCATCTTTGTCTCCCTAATTGATAGCGTGATTATTTTAATCTGCTTAATAGCGTTTCGAGATCTTCCTTTGTCATATTAGAGTTCTCATAGATACGCATGATTTTCTCACGAGTCTTAGCGGAAGCCCCGACAGAAGATATAACCTTGTCAAAGTCGGGCATTGTCAATTGTTCCAGAATGGTATTTATGACTTCAGCCTTAGACATTTTGATATTTTTTTCTTTTAGTTTCACTTGAAACTTTCCAAGTTTGTCATTGGCCTTATCAGACAATGCTACCTGACAGTAAGTTGTTTTCTTTTCACTCATAACTAATCTCGTTTCAGAACTCCAAAATCGAATGCTCCATCAATAGGCAATACACCTTCTGCAAAGCCAGGTGTGGTGTCGATGATGTGTTTTCGCTCATAAGAGTGAGACAACAGGTATTTGTTGCTAATGTCAATGAAATCGGTGATAAAACACACGTTTGCCTGATTTTTTTTGGCTCGTAAGCCACGACCGACACGCTGTCTCATTTCAACTTCTGCTTTCCCACCACCAGCAAGAATGACCGCACCAACGCTTGGCACATCAACACCAACATCCAGAATAGTCGAGCCTATTAAAACATCTATTTCACCAGACGCTAAACTATTCAGCTTTGCTTGCCTTGTCGTCTGGTTAGATTCCCCATAGATGAAATCAACTTTAAGACCTGACTCCTTCATCATCTCCATCAGGATTTGCCCGTGGCGTTTAAGACGAACCAGAGTCATGCAGTTGAGTGAATGTTGCTTATAAAGCAATGCCTCGCGCACTATGGCCTCGTTACGTCCCAAATTATACACGATCCCCAACTGATAAGCCTTTTGGTAGGCGGTGCTCATACCAACTCTAAAATTGAGGTGTTTGTTGGCAAGTTCGGCCTTGATTCTGGCCTCGTCTGGCTTGTAGGCAACTTTATGATAAAGGAAGTACGGCTTTGCCAGAATGCCTCGATCAATCAGGTACTTTTCTGTGACTTTAATTTCAATTCGCCCGGCCACCGCCATCAGGCGCATGTTGGCTTCCGTCGAATCCTTCATGAACGGCGTGGCTGTAAGCGCCAGACGATAGTCTGCGTTCACACATAATCTGGCGATGTCATAGAAATTTGAGCCTGAAGACTCATGCGCCTCTTCCAGAATAAGAAGAGAGACACTTGAAAGGAAGCGTTTCACCAACTCCCGACGTTTGAGGTGGTAGCTTTTCTTATCTGGTGTTGCATCGCGTGGTGGTTCTTCGAGGAAACTTGCAAGAGTTTGAACTGTAGCGACGTTGATATGTCGTGATACCTGGAACTCACCCGAGCCAATGACTCCAACCTTTTGGTCTTTTAACCACGGTTCGCCATTTTCGGCGCGGTAGTCGATGGATCTCTGGAAGTTTTCGGCCATTTGAAACATCAGAACAGAGCGGGTTGTTAAAAATAATGTCATTCGACCGATACGTGCAGCTGCTTTGCAGGCAACGTTAGATTTCCCGCCACCAGTAGCGATCTGCGCAATCATCATTCCCTCTCGAACCAGTGTTTCCACAGTCTGATCCTGATACGCATAATCAGGATTGTATGGGAATGGGTTAACCGCAGGATTTGGTTTACCAAGCGCCGGGGCTTTGTCTTTGCGGATATGAACACATTTGATGCCCGCCTTGTTCAAGTTCGCCGCTACAGGCTTGGCAAAGCCAGCAGGGAACGAGTTTTTACTCCAGTTGAACATCGTGCTTGTGCCCTTCCAGTCGCCAGTCTCGACTTCGTAGCTCAACATTTGCTGCACCAGTTGCTTTACCTTGTCATCTGCGCCAGAAATAAGCGCATTTACTGCGTTAGATACAATCCGAACAGTCATAAACCTCTTTCCTTAGTGCCTTTTGTATGTTATTTGGCTATTATAATAAGTAAGTGATTACTTAGTGGATTGTAGCAATAAAATGGATGTAAAAATCACGATTTTGCAGGTTGATGTTGCCAACCTTCGCCCGAATACCTGGAACACCAATTCGGTTGGTGCGCAGAATTTTGAAAAACTGAAAGGTTCTATCGAAAAATTGGGCTTTTTTAAGCCAATTTTGGCTCGTGAACTTG